CATCCATACGCTTCAGCGGATTCTTGGGCACGGCAACGTGACCATGATCATGAAGTATGCCCATCTGTCACCAGATCACCTGTAGTCTGCTGTTCGGCTGTCTTCCGCAGCTTCACTTAGTCCTGGTCACGTTCCTCGTTCTTCGTGATGTAACGTTTGATGTCATTGAAAAAGAAAATGCCAAGGGCTAACCAGAAGATCCCGATCGAAGCGGCAGCGGTTTTTCCTGTCTGTCCTGCGAACGCAAGTGCGACTGGTACCAAAACCAACGCCATGAATACCGGAATGATCTTTCTTGTGCTCACTGTCGGATACAACCTCGGAATCGCACATAGAGACAAGCCAACCAGCCTATCCGAATACCTCGTAGGCAACTGTCAAAGATTGTTTAACCTGCCTGCAGTGTGACAATGACCGTTTTTTGAGCAATTAGGAGATCTTGTTACTACTATTAGAAGTACATTTTGTAGAGGTGCAGTCGGATATGCCTACATTAACGGCAGCGAAAATCGCGAAATGCAGTAAAAAACACGCACTGGATCCGCGTGCCTTGGAGGTGGATCATGGAACGGGCATTTTTGCTCAGGCTTCTCCAAATCTTTTGGTTGTCTCTGTTCTCAGTATCCCTGCTTGCTGATTCCAAACGCACCCACGTAATCGGCGTCTTTGATGGTATCGATCGGGAAATTGCGGTTGAGAACGGAAAGCTTGTGGGCCGTTTCGCGCCCTACTATCGATGCGTTTTTAATCGCGTGGAGGGAGATTTTAAATTCGTTGAAATGCCCTTGGCTCAAATGCTTTACCGCTTGAGGAAAGGTGGCATATCTGCCGGCTTGCCCCTGGTGCAGACGCCGGAAAGGGATGAATACGCGGACTTTGGCGGCTTATTGTTCCAGACCGAGTATGTCTATCTGCTCCTGCGAGATCTCCCACCGTTGGATAGTCTGACTGGTCTTCGGTTCGCGTTCGTCCGGAAGTTTGTTGGTGGCAAGCTTTTGAGAGGAGAGGATCCACAAGTGACTGACGTGTCTGATTGGGGGCAGGCAGTTGAACTGCTCAAAAATAATCGCGTCGATGTGGTTGTTCTGCCTTGGGTGCTGATCGACACTTACATGAACAAATACGATAAGCCCTATTATAATCGGACAGCGGCCTGGGTAGATCTCTCGATGTACATTTCTCACAAAGTGAATGACAGTCGCTTTACTGAGGATCTCCGGAAGGCAATCAGAGAGTGTCGTTCCATTGCGCACCAGAACCAAGTTTCTTGGGATACTCCTACGAGACCATAGCCGTTGCGGAGCTGCCCCCCCCTGTAGGCAACTTTTAGTCAAACAATAAAAAAGGGTCACGACTTGCGTCGCAACCCTTTGAATCTTGGTAGCAAGGGGCGGAGTCGAACCGCCGACCCCAGCATTATGAGTGCTGACAGCAATTATAACTTTCTGATTTAATTAAGATCATGCCGGACGCCCTCGCCCACATTAACCTATTAATGCGCATCCATGTTCATGGCGTGGCCACAAAATGCCCACACTGTCACGGCGGGCTATTGTCGTCATCGGCGTATACCCGCTCATCATAATTCGTCGCGGTAACGCTCACTTCAAGCTCTCCCTGCGGGCTGATTTCTGTTATCAGAGCCGGAAAGCTCCAGCGGTCAGTTGTGCCAAAAATTACATGAGGGGGCTCTTGACTGGGCGACAGTTCCGGCAACGGAGATACGTTGGCAATGATTTCGAAATCGTCGTCTCCTCGAGCTGCTGAAAAGGGGCCCACCATATCGCCGTATACATCACGGTATGCAACCACATGACTTTCCCCATCCTGCCAGTCCATAGGCTGACTCACAGTCAGCTTTGGCACTGGGCCGGAGGTATCTAACGAACGCAGCACGGATGCCTGGCCATAGCCGGGAATATCATCAACCAGCGGGACATAGCCGAGATAATCCGAGTTCAGGGCGTCCAGCTCGGTATTAAAACTGTATGTCCATCGGCGATAACGCTGAGATCGGCGCCGCCTCATGCCTATGCGCCAGGCTTTTGTTCGATCGGTTACGCCATCGAGTTTTAATTTGTCCAGCTTGATGCCTTGGTCTCCGGGCAGAAAGCATTTTATTGTTTCCGTTGTCCAGGTGTCAGCGTTGGTGTATTCCACTTCTACGCCGTCCGGCTCTTCTGGCTTGCGACTGGTGAACGAACGTTGCAGTGGTGCCGTCATATTCTCCGGCGAATAAGGCTGCTCAAACTGAGTCCGAGGCGCGTCCCGCACAGGTGTGATCACGCCGGTGCTCAAAGTCATCGAGGCGTAACCGGGGCGCAGAATCTGATCAATGGCATCTTTTGCTGTGCCATCTCCAATCACAAAATCAAAATAATCACCCCTTCCTTGCCAGATTGCGTCCAGTTGCTCGAATGCGTCCAAGTCGATCTGGTCGTCAGAATAGCCGAGCGACTCTGCAACATGCACGGCAGCAGCAGCTATCGATCGTGTTGGGGCTTCGGGGGTTAGGGCTCCACCGCTGATGCCGGGGAGCAGCCGAGTGGCGACCAAGTTTATTCGGTTATTCGAAGCGCTGCCGATCTGGTCGGTGCCCTCAATGGTCACAGCCATCGTAGTGACGCCGGGATAACTGGTAACAGTCGGCAGCTTGGACCGAAGCGCTTGCCATTCAATCCGGTCAAGGCTTGCAATCTCGCTGCTCTCTGTGGTCACGCGACGAACCCTGAATTCTGGTCTGATCGCAGGTCCAAGGTCGAGTTGGTAAGTGAATCCGAGTTGGTCCCTGGTAGCGTTATCAATAGTGTATATCTGGCTGTTCCATGCGGTTGCTCCGAGTTCGCGCCATTGAATTTCAACTTGGCGCTTCGTGCTAAACGGAACAACGGTGTCGCCATCGACCTTGCCTTGCCCTTGAGGCAAGAAAATATCAATCTCAACCGTATTGGTTGTTTCACCATCTGGACACGCGGTAAAAGGCCCGGCCCAGCCGTCGGCCTCTGATCGGCTTGCCAGCAGCACATCTGCAACTCCGGTGCCGCCCGGGAAACTAGACCAGCCCGTATCCTCAGCGCCACCAACAAAACGGGAGAGGCCGAAACCATCTACAAGATCCGGGAATGACGTGTCATAAATGATACTGTCGATACGGAAATCTTCGTCCTCCCGGCGAGAAAACATCAAATAGCTTCCAGCGGCCCACCCGGCAATTGGAGACCCGTCTTGCGTGAGCGTAATGTCGTTTCCGGTTTTCGTGTCAATCAGGAAAACGCCGTTGGCCTCTGCAAGCTCTGTCGATCTTAGTCTTATCTCATCACCAACATCGGCATCCCCCCAATCGCCAGCCAGGGTTACAAGCCCGCCCGCATCGACTGATACGGTGACGGATTGGCGAGTAGATATGGCAACGAAGTCGCCAGTTGCCCAGTCGCCAGGAAAAAAGACAGAGGTGCTGGTGGTTCGTATTTCCGGCCCGCTGTAGCTTACCTGTGCACCTGTCAGTCCAGACGATAACGATCGTCCTCGATAAAGCCGAATGCCACTTGACCCAGTAGTGGCCCCCACTTCTGGCGCGGTGTACCAGTTTTCGTGCGCGGGATGAACAGAGACATCCTCCCCGGGCTCAAACACCTGATAGCTGATTGAGTTTCCCAATTGGCTGAAGGGCGTTTCGCCGAGCTTTAAAAGGGCCGTCTCAATCAGGCACCGCCCTGAGGTGATGCATAGCATGATGTTTTGAACTTGCGTGCGTGCATCCTTGTAGTATTTCCTGGGCTGATTGACGTAATCGGGATAGCGAATATATCTGCCAAACAGCTCGGGGACGCCTTGGCCGAGGCGAGCGGTATTGGCTTTTGCGTCAGCCGGGGCAATATCGGAACCCTGCCGACCTCCGCTCCTGGAGGAAACGCTTGGAATGTTAATCAGCGCATCGAGCGCTGCCTGGCCGGCAAGTGCGGACCCTGCGTAAAACGGGTTAACCAGGAATGCGCCAATGCTGGTAAAAGCGTCAACAACGTCACCAAACGGAACAACGCGAAACTCCACCAGGTCTTTTTCGCCAATCACAGCGTCCGCCCAATCGAGCGGGTTGACGATTGCGCCATTGATTGCACAGCTAACTCGCTGCACTGGGCCCGGCGTGTAATTTTCGGTCTGGCTGCACAACCAGGCTTCGACCGTCATGCCGTGATCGTGATAAACCTCAACGGGCTCGGCGGGCATGATGGTGTCGTACACTTTAATCGTCATAGAAAACGACTCTCAGGAAACGCTGCTGGAATGGTTTAAGATTTACAAGGCGAGGACCATGCCTGCCTTTTCCGGGCTCGTCGGTTTCGAGGATCATTAGGCGTCCATCGATTTCGACCACGATGGCAATGTGCGTGCAGAGCCTGCCTCGGTAGCAGCAGGCAATGGCGCCTGGGTGCGGATCGCAGACACGGTAATTCACCGATTCTTTCAGCATGGCCTGGGTCAGCGCCCTCTTATCCGAGCCCTCTACCGCGCCATGCTCCGGCATCCACGGCTTTCCGAAAAGGTGCACGCGAGCCAGCCTTGTCAGGCCATAGCAGTCTGCCCCATCCGGTTTCCGTCCATTGGCGCGATAAGGGGTTGAAAGTAGATCGTTGAGCGTCATCAAAGGTATCGAAGCCCCGGGAACTTGTCGGCTGTGTAGCGGTCTCGTGGCCACTGAGTATTTAGCAGGTCAAAGTACCCGGCTTCAATCTGAATCATGATGCCCTGCAAGGTGCCACCCCTGAGCGTCATCCGATACGGATTGCTTGCCGGCGCTGAAAGGTCAGAGGCTAAGTATTCCCGATAGATGACGGGAACTTCATCTCCTGATTCCAGTGCCGTCTCGATTGCCTCCTGGCCCTGAGCGGTTACGTTGGCAATGGACAACGATAGCGTCTGCTGGCCAGAGTCGCTTTTTTTAGGCCTGCGAATGGACAGGGGGCCGGCTGTGAACTCTACCTTGGCCCCGCTTTCCAGCGTCAAAATCCGATCAGCGAAGCCGGTGCAGACTCGGATCGGATCGGTGCCGGCAGGGGTGATTTCCAGCGTTCGGATGATTTCATCGGTTGCGCTGGCGTAGGCCGCTGCTATCGTCGTCATATCTAGCCTGTCGTTTGAGTGAGAATCAGGCTGGATTCGTCATACCAGCGCTTTGAGGCGACCAATCTCGGGCGCAACTCGTTCTCGTAGTCGATGTCCTGGACTGCGCCACTCGACTCATGGCGAATTGTAGCGATAACTCCGGCTGCCTGGCCCAGCTGCATCGATGACACCTCCATGCGGAGCTGCCCGTTTGCCGCGTGAGTGGCGCTGATCACGAAACTAGATGTCAGGTTTTCGCACTCAGCCTTCTTAGGCAGCATGATTTCGACCGGCATAGGCGTACCGCCATCAGCACCGCCATATGTTTGGTCGAAGAAACCACCGTCCAGCGCCACGCGATCCCCGTTGCCAAAGTCTCGAACCGTGGCCCTAACCACATGGCTATCTAGCGGATAAGAAGACATGCCTACCGTCTTGGTGGACAGAATAGGCACCAGCTCCTTCAGGTGGTCCGCCGTCATGATCAACTCGCCGACGAGTCGCCGACCTGCCCGCACATAGAGCTGCTTGGGGAAGAATAACGGGTCACTGCCATAGGGCCCCTCGTAGGGATCAAGGTTCTCGGACCCGGCCCAGGACCAAAGTTGCGCATCAGCGCGTAGACTGGCTGGAACTCGAGGCGAAGGGTCGTGGCGAGAAAGATAGATCAATCCCAGCGTGAAGTTTTTGTGGTCGTTCCACAGCGTTGCTCGGGCGGAATAATCGGCTTCGGGGTAAGCGAAGTTCTGCCCCATCCAGTCCGACGATGGGCGCGACGTCGAGTTAATGTCTCGAATCATGCCGTAGGCAGCCACGCCGGGCGAAGATGTGCGGCTGAGAATGCCCTGGTCGGCAACCACGGTATCTGTCGAGTCGCCGATAAAATCCATGCCACCCGGGTTGGCCGCCTCGCGAGCTTCCCAGTAGCGCAGATATAGTTCGTAGTCCGCGATGTCGTAGCCCGGGGGAGGATTAGTGTCGAAGTCAGCCGCGCGCCGCGGATCCGTGGTCATCGACATTCGAAAGTTGTATGGCTGAGTGGTTACCGGGGTCCCGGAGTTGTACACCTCAACGCCGTCGATGTACTCGGCATAGTCGGCATCGCCGATGGCCAGCGCAGGGGCCGGCGAAACCCAAGGAATCAGCCCTGAGCCTGAATCGCCTGGCGTGTTGTAGGGATCAACCTTGGTATCATAGTAGGGGTTGTAGCCGTTCAAGGCCTCGCCCGCCAATTCTCCGGCTGCCTCACGCCCGATGCGATAGCGCACGCCCGCGCGGGCGATCAGGTCGCCCTCGTAGCTGCCGTCATGGAAAGTCGCCGCGCGAAATGTGCGGCCGTCCACGGTGGTGATGCTGACGATCTCGGCACCGTCCTTTTGCACCGTATCCACGCCATCCGTCCAGTAGATCGTGATGGCCTGCCCGTGCTTGCGTTTAGGGTCCAGCATCGAGCGGAAGGCGCCCTCGGCCACATGTGGCTCACAATTACGCTGGACAACGTTGGAAGCGCTGCGCACCTCACCATTGAGCCGGGTCTGAGTGTCCACTACCCAGTCCGAAAGACCGCCGACGAGCGCATCCAGGCCGATGTCCAGGTGGTTGAGGCCCGCCGCCATCATGCCGCCCAGGTGGCGATCACGCCAGCCGCCGACGAGCGCCACCCGCAGGCCCTGCCGAGCCGCCTCGTAGGCGGCGACGATACCGCCCGGCGTGGCGCCATAGCTGACAACGTCCGCCTCGACTTCATGGGGCGCGGTGCCGGCGTCACGAATATCGGGGCAGCCGTAGCGGATTGCCAGCCACAGGGTACGCGTGATGGCGTAATACTGCTGCGCCTCGGCCGCCGTCATAGAGCTACCCACTGAAGCAAAGGTCAGCAGCTGATCGGTGGCGCCGCTGGCCGCCCCCTCGAAATTGGCGCAGCCGATGTAGAGCGGGCGCGACACTACGGTGCCGGTGGGGCTGTAAACACTGTCGAGCGTCTTGCCATTTCGATCCAGGCGCACGTTGGACGCGCTATCCCGAACAGCGATTAAGAAGCCACGGCCGTCCGCCACGTCTTGCGCAGAGTCCGTGGTTTTTAAGCTGGCCGCCATGCGCACCCGGCCTTGGGCCGGTGCCAGCGTATAGCCCTCGCTCGCGTCGTAAGCGCCAATAGCTGTGGCGGTGTTGCTGGACACATCCTCGCACATCAGCGCCAAGTGGCTGTCCTCGGCCGTGAGGTCACCCGAGAGAAGCCCCGTGTCGAAATAGTTGTCATCGGTGAATCGGCAACCTTCGTGGCGGATGATCTTCGGACTGCCTGCTGCAGTCAGGTCATAGGTGCCTGGGGCCACCAGATTGATTGGCACTAGCGCCGGATCAACGCTGGCCAGCATCCAGGCTCCCTGCACTTTGCCAAGCAGCCCCTGTGCCTTCATGCGCTTGTACCAGCGGTTATAGGCGTACTTCTCACCCACTGCCAGATCATAGCCTCGACCCTTGGCGGCCGCGAAGAACGCCAATGCTTCGGGCTCGTAGGCCAGGCCCGGCAGGGGGCCCATCACTTTGCCCCGCTGCATGGCGGGTAGGTGTGCGCGATTGATGCTCATAGGCCGAGTCGCTCCCTGTAATATTGGTGGATTTCGTCCCGCTCTCTTGGTGTCGGCTTGGCATAGAAAACAGCGCCGCCATAGAAGCGCATGACCTGGGCGGCTCCGCTTGTCAGGCTGTTGGCATTGAGCCCAATGCCGGCGCCGGTCGCCTCAACGCCACCGGTGAAGGGACTTAGTCCGCTCAGCTCCAGGTCGCCGATACGCACATCCATGGCGCCGTCGATCAGCTGTGCGCTTATGACTTCGATTTCATCGAGTGGCCACGGATCTATGTTTGGTAGTACGCTGGCAACGGCACCGGAGGCGTAGCGTGCAACATTTGCCGCCCGCTGGCCGCTGGATACGTTGTTAATCCCGGCATAGTTGCCGCTATCCTTGATCAGCCGGAACAGAGGCAAGCCCGCCGCCGCTGATCGGGAAACAGCAGCGACGATGAACATCGGGCCCTTAATCACAAGCGTGGCATCGCTGACCATCAGATCACCAGAGGCCGTGACGAGATGAGGCCGCCCGGAAGCGTCAAGGTCATAGGTCGGTCTTTTGGTGTCCTGCGGGGCGGCCAGGTGGTGTTGCCCTCTCGCACCCACGATGCGCCCAGCAGGCTCGCCGGCATTGGCGGGGACGGTGCCCGCCAGGTCGGAAAACACGCTGCCTCCATCGCCCGGGTTAAAGACATCGCCATCAGAGCCGGCGGCATACCATCGGAGTAGGTCATCGGGCGCATCAAGTGGGCGTCTGCCCCCATGGAAACGCCTTGCAGCAGTCGGAGCAGTCATATCAGTCCTGATCTACGTCGAGAGTGAAGTCGAAGGTGATGCCAACGTTGGGCGCCGCCCAGGCGGCCGTGGTCTGGACCAGGCCTCGCAGATGCGTAACGCCCAGGGGGGCAAGATCAAACGGCGCGAACTGCCGCGGACTAATCGGAGCTGTTTGATAAAGCAGCGGGCCTGAACCCGTGTTGCCACCTTGCCGGTTGCGCCAGCCGAGATCGGAGAAGCGGATGACAGCGACCAACTGGGCCATTTGGGCGGCCGTAAGAGACCAGGCGGCGTTGTCGGCTGGATAGAGACCGTCGCCGTAAGGGATATTACCTTGAGGCCTGAACAGCAAAAGATCGAACTGCGGGAGCGGGGCCAGCGAACCAGAGGCAGCCTCCAGCACGCAGGTGGCGCCGCTGATCCTCCCTGACCCCGATGGCAGCCGAGCCACATCGAATACCAGAGGAGTCACCTCGGTGGCGGTCTGGCTATTGGCGATCAAGTCTCCGGCGCTGTAGGCGGTGGCGTCGCCGGGGCGCGTAAAGCCGTCTGCCGCGCGGCGCGTGGTACCACCGACGCGACCCATGTGCGACGAACCACCCTGAACGGAGACAGGGAGTGGACTACCTTCGCTGACTGCGCCGGCATCGTCCAGTAGATCGTCGATGGTCTTGATAGTGACGTTAGCGCCAGTGGCGTCTTTAACGATAATCGACATGAGTGGGCTCCTTAAATTACCGGGGTATACTGGCCGTTATCGGCCGTAATGAATGACAGGGTGTCGGCGTTGTCGCTGTGGTGGTGGATCAGGGCATCGACCAGTGCTTGGTTGTGGCCCATCAGGGTGTCGATCAGATCACGAGCCTCGTCCAGGCTGGCCTGCATAGCTGCGAGCTGGGTCGCGGTGTCGCCATCGGTAACGCCGAGCCCGATCAGGTCGTTCTCGTGCTCGGACAATGTGCTGCTATTCCTCTGCGAACGTGCCTCGTTGGCGCTCTCGCGGTCGGCAACCTGCTCTAGCCAGGAAGCGGAGGGGTAGCTATTGATCTCGGTGGCGAAAGGGCCGGCGTCGTGACGGTAGAGAATCAGAAACTCGCTATTATCAGGAGATGGCACGCTAAAGTGCTCTCCTTCAACGGTAGCGGCGAGGCCGGCTGCGGTATCCGTGTAGATAGCCGCGCCGACCAGGCTTTCTGTGAGCTGCTCCAGTTCGTCCAATTGCGCCTGATATTGACTGGCCCTTTGTGTCTGAGCGGCAGAGAAATCAACTTCCATCCCCTTCCAGGTCTTCCTGCTTGTACCTGTTCGGTCTTGATGGCTTTCTTGGCCCCCGTTCACTAGGTGGTCAGCGACTGCTGCGTTGTCGTAGAGGTCCCTGGGGTCTGAGCTGCCAACCGGGTTTCCAGTGTTGTATTTCGTCATGCGCTAGCTCCTACGCTGAAGGCCATTCTTGGTTGATGGCAAGATCGAAAATGGATGCGTACTGAACGAACTGGAGGCCGTTGGTGTACCAGTCCTCGGTAATGATGGGCCGCTCGAATATTTCGAGTTGGGCGGTGTACTCCCAGTGCCGCAAGCCGCGCAGCTTTGGGCCTTCGTACATATCGGTAAATCGGCACTCATAGGGCCGGAGTCCCATCGGGGAATCTAGTTGGCAATTAAACCAGGCAGTGCCGTAGTTGATTTCGTAGTTAAACCAGCCTTCAAAGATTTGGGCCTGCTCCTGAGTTAACAGGAAGGTCACTGGCACCATTGTTGGCACTACCTTGTTAACCGGGCGCTGTTTGGCACGACCGCTGGCCATCGTGGTTCTGGCAAAAGTTGGCCCGGACTTCAGTCCATATCGGTTGCGCAGAGGGGTTGGAAGCATCTTTGGGAAATCAATGTTTGTTGCCATCAGTAGCCCTGCCTCTTGAGCCCGAACGCGGTTTGCATGGCTTTGGCCCTGGGTCCGCCGCCCATGATGTCAGCGACAAACACGTTAACCTCTTCCTGCCCGTTGCTGCCTCTTTTGGTTTCTGTCTCGCCGGCCCGGGAATTGTCCTCAATGACGTTGACCACAGTTCCGGATCCTCCGCCAGCTTCTTGCCTGGCAAGGAACGCATCAAGGTTGTCAGCCTGTGGTGAGGTGAGGACTCGCTCTCCTTTATCCAGAAGCCAGGTGCCTTCCTGCGGCACGCTGTCAATGCCGTCGTGGGCCATGCCAGCAATTGATACCGCCTGAATGTTGCTGACAATGCCAGCGGTAGCGGCTGCCACTGAAGCCATGGCGGCAAGGTTAGCGGGGAACGGTACGGCAGACGCCTGGGCAATGCCGGTGTTGATTGCGACGATAGATTGAGCGATGGCCGCGGCCTTCTGCACCGCGAACATTGTTTTGTATAGTGCGGTCTGCTCTCCGGCAAACTGACCGGTAATATCGGCCAATGAACCGAAGAGCTGTTCTGAGCCAGCCAGAATAAGGGCTTGGCGCTGCTGCTGAAGTCGTGCTTCCTCATCAGCCGCGTTCTGCCGGATCTGTTTAAGTTGATCCTGCATTTCCTGTTCAGACTGGATCTTCAGATGATCGGCTTCCATCTTGCTGATCGCGTCAGCCTGATATAGCTCGTTTATCTCTTCGTTACGCTCCCCGTAAAGGCGCAAAGCTATCTGTTTTTCAGTTTCAAAAGCCTGGCGAAGAGCTGCTACGCGCTGGAGATAGTCTGTATCTCCACTCCCGGTTTCGTCCTCAGAGCCGCTAGTGCCTGTTGATCCACCACCGGATGAAGTGCTGCCGCCCGAGCCAGATGTATCGATTGTGTCAACGCCGGTTCCATCCCCGGCGCCTGCTTGGGCGCTTTGGTTTTTCCGAGCGTTTTCTATCAATTCGGAAACGGCGTCATACTCTGCCCTGAGCCGTCTTAGCCGTTCTTCTTCGGTAGCAATAACTTCTTTTGGAATCAGGTTCGGTGTCTGCCGGAGTGATTTAAGCCTTTCCTCCTGCCCTTCAACCGCATCCCCCAAATCATTCAGCTTTTCCGTCAGCCGAGGAATGTCGTCGAAGGCAGGGCCATGAATGAATGCCGCCAACTCTTCTGCCAGAAATTGAGTGACCTTAACGGCGCCGTCTATCGCCTCGATGACGAAGTTCATAGAAGTGACAATGGCAGACCCCAGCGCCTGAGCCGATTCCATCGTGCCTTCATCACTCAAGAGGTCAACCAAGTCCTCGATGGCCGGAAGTGCCGCCATGACGACTTCATTTTTCATTCCGGTCGCGGCACCGCTCAGCTCATCCATGCTGCGGCGTATGGACTCCAGTTGTTCAAAGTCCATATCGGAGAACACATTACCGGTGCGTTCGGCTTCGTCGCCAAGGATTTTCAGCTCTCTGCCATTATCACGCAGCAGCGGAATCAGCGCTGTTGCGTCAGACGCTATGGCCTCCATGTAGAAGGTCATGTCTTTCTGGCTAACGCCTGCGTCCTCGAGGCTTTGGACGTAAAGTTGTAAGGCCTCAGGGCCGGACAGTCGAGCGAACTCGTCAGCCGTTACTCCAACCTTGGGAGCGATATTCTCAAAAAAGTCAGCCATCGGCCCGCCACCGGTCTGGATGAAATCACCGATGCGGTCGTTAGTGTCCTTGAGGATATCTGAGATCTTTTCCTGCTCTATGCCGTATCGATTTGCCGCATAGGTCAGCTTCTGAAATTGCTGCGGGCTTGCCCCCGCCAGCTCAGAAAGATTTTTTATTTCTCGGGCGCTGTTCGCCGTGGAGGCGACCAGGGCGGTCATACCAGTTAATGCAGCAGCCGTGCCTGCGGTGATGGCAGCCCCGATCTGCTTGGAGTAGCGCTGGATTTGCTTGGCGGTTTTCTGAGACTTTCGCTCGGCTTTATCCATGCCTTGCTCGAAGCCCGACACTTTAGCAACAAGGTCTAAAGTTAAAGTGCCAAGTGACTTTCTGGCCATGCGTTTCTCCAGGCATAAAAAAACCCCGCCGTGGCGAGGTTTTAATCAGTTGGGATGTCAATTAGATCGGCAGCGATCAATCTTATCTGCAATTTGCTCAAGTGCTTTCAGTGCGAGTTCAGGGTTGGCGCCAGCAAAAGCCCCTACCGGAGTAAAGCCAGTGTTTGGCGCAGCTCCGCTATTGGCTTGCACTTGCTCAAGGTTGTCAAACTCGTATAGGCCATTCGTCGCCGTGAGCTGGAAGCGAACGTAACGACTGACCAATGCGGACACTTCATAGCCGGTAACGCCCACAGCAATAACACCCCTGCTCGATGAATGCTGGATAACAGAGCCTCCTCCCACGGTATCCGTGTCTGTGTCGTGATAATACGTCCCAGTGAACGAACCAAAGAAGCTGTCAGCACTATCTGCAAACGTCACTGCAGGATTAACGACATTCTTTGCAACGCAGAATTCGAGATCCCCGCCGCTGGATTTGGCAGGAAACCGGGCAGACTGCACTGCCTTCGAGCTCTGCCAAGGCTCCAAGGTTACATCTTGAGTGAAATTTATCGGGTTCTGTGCGCACGCTGTCAGAGCTGCGCAAGCCGACAGAATTAGCTTTTTCATGATCAATCCCTTTGAAAATATGCGCACAGAGTTTAGCAACCTATTTCCAGCTTTCCATCGCTTGTTCCAGCGACAGTTTTGGCTCTTCGTGATGAGGGGCAAAGTTGTAAAAGCTGACCGGCTGGCTGTCTTTCTTGCGGTTGACGTTTGCCAGGATTGCAGCCACCAACGCTCCAGCCCTTTCTGTCCGCATTCCCGGATGAAGACTGCCCCGCTTGCGCCGGTATTCGGCCCACTCCAAAAACTCGACATAGCTCATCGTCTGTTTGGCGATGGCGATCGTCGGACCGCCAATGCCGCACATTACCAGCTCATGCCAAAGTTCATCTTCGTCGGTCAGCTCTCCGTCTTTTTTCCATTCACCTCGCCGATCACGCGCAGCAGCTCCATGGTGATCTCGCTGCTCAGGGGCCCGCGTTCAGGATCTGCCTCGCCAGTAATATCGCCAGGCTTGAACACAGGTTTCCCTTCCTTGTCGCAGATGGCAGAAGCAATGCGGCCAGCCACTGCATCCGAATTGGCGTTGAGGGATTTAATGTCCGAAACCGCGGTGTAATAGGAAAGCTTGCGCACGTAGACCGTGGCAGTCTTTTCGTCCTTACCCTCTTTCTTCAGGACAATTTCTTTCTGAACAGGGGCGCCGGTAAAGGCGCCCATGTCTTTGAGTGCATCAAGGGTCAGATCCATTAGCTGGCAGCCTTCTTGATCCAGTTGGAGTCACCAGAACGCTGAATCGAAACCTCAGTGGTGACGACAGTGTTCTGAGCGAAGTCGAACGGGAAGTCGGAAACATAGCCCTGGAAGGTGAACCAGGTGCGGGTGTCCGGGAAAACAAACGATGGCCTGCTTTCCAGCGAGGCGGTTGCGGTTGCGCCGGTTCCCGTGCCGCTATCGTTAACGGTGACGGTCGGAGCTGCCGAGTAGCCGCTGCCCGGGTCGGTGATGGTGATCTCGGTGACTACACCACCAACGACAGTGGCCACGCCGGTTGCGACTTTGCCATCGGAATCCTCTGGGGCAGAGAACTCGACAGTGGTGGTGGACTCACTGTAATCCGATCCACCTTCACTTACGGTTACAGAGTCGACGCCATAACCGAAATTGGGAACCGCTTTGCCATCGGACCAGCCAACCGCCCAGGGAATAATGGGGTTTGGGTTCATCCGGGACAGACCGTAGAGCTGCAGGTGGCTGTCATACTTCGGGTCAGCATTCAGGCCCATGGATGCCTGGCCAGGAGTGCGCAGACCGGACCGGTAAGAGCGCTCGTTATGCTCCAGACAGGTGTCCTCGATCTGATCAGCGGGATCGCCACCCGGGGAAAAGCTGGTGGCGCATTCGATGCGGACCACTTCCGGTGTTTCACCGGTGTCGTCCAGGATGAAGATGTGCGTGCCTTGTGCCAATACAGACATGTGTAAATCCTCGTGCGGGTTTCGGGCATAAAAAAGCCCGCTCAGTAGCGGGCTTTAAACTGCGGCGTCGAGCGCCAGGTTCATTTGTAACTGTTCTCGCCAGTATTCGACTTGCTGCTGGAGTGGCTCCTTCTGGTGGCGCCACTGAGCCAGTCCGCGACCTTGCTCGCTGGCCAGCTCTTTTCGTGATTCAAGTGCGTTGTGCGCGCGCTCGTATTCCTGAAGAGCGTTGCCGCTGCCACGAAGGACTGCATCGATGTGGAGGTCGCACCAGACTGCGAACCGGATGTCGAGCCATTGCGCGAAACGGACCCCGAGCTTCGGATGCAGCCAGGTACCACCGCCGCGATCCGCCCGGGCTCGGCTGGTTTTTACAAGTGACTCAGGATCACATGTAAGCGCTTCAGCCAGAGCTGCCAGATACTGCTTGGTCTCGTCTTGTTTGAGCCAGTCTGTAGGGCGTTTACCGAACTGTTTTGCCACATCAGTCGCGTTGATCCAGCCTTCGGTAGTGAAACGAACGAACTGGCCCTGGTAATCGAAAGGAATGATGTCAGCCATCACTATTCTCCTCTGCCATCTCGAATAGGAGGTACAGCCGGCCGGTTAGATGGCGTCGCCGGCATTCAGGAGCGACCCTAGGCTGTACCGAAACTAAAAACCCGGCTCTTGGCCGGGTTTCTTGAATCTGCTTCTGGGCTATCGGTGAACGTGCCACTCGACGTCGAATCCGTAACGTTTGTGGCCGGTGTCTGGTTCGGTGCTCTCACCATTCCAGCTCACTACGTGGGCATGGGGTTCGATCGCATCGCGGAGCGCCGCGGCTACCTGTCGGGCCTCACTGCCTCGTCCGGCGTAAACATCGATCTGGATGGTGTAGCTGTCGAGATCGGGCGCCTGCCCCAGATAGTTCTCTGGCAGGCCGCTGACAGTTTGCCAAACGGCATAGGGCAGGGTGATCCCCTGGGGAGCCTGACCGAACGGGAATAGCCGCGTTGGCCCAGTGCCGAGCAGATCGGTGACATTAGTGTCTGAGGCGCATACCTGAAAAATTGGAGGGGTCATTCAGCCTCCTAGCTCGGCAAGTCGAATGCCAACGTAGAGTACAGCGACCACGGCCGCGCAAATGGCGTAAATCATTGCGGCAATTTTGAAGCCTTCCGTCTTTGTTATTAGCCCGAAAATGGCCACAAACGGCGCCAAGATCATCAGCCAGCCGATTAGTTGTAAAATGCTCATTTCACGCCGGCCTTTTTCCTGGCCCGTTTCAGGGCGCGGTCGATCTTTTTGGTGTACTCGTTGGCGAATACGTCCACGGCTTGCTGGCCGGCTTGCTGAGGTACCGGCCGGAATATTGGCTGCGCGGGCGCATCCTCTGTACCGAATTCGAGGAAACGCCAATAGAAGGTATCGCCGCCGGGATTCCCGGAGCTGCCGTCCGTTCGGTATGTCTGGCCAGCCCGACCCTTCCGGACATTCTCCCTAGTGTTGGCATACTGGCGAGCACCACCGAGAACACCCACTCGGAACATCATGTTGCCGGTCTTTCTGAAAGTTCGTCCCGACCAACGCTCGACGATGTTCGCCGCTATGTTCTCTGATGTGCGGGGATCATCCACGCGCTCAGCATTCTGACGGGCTTGATCACGGAGAACCTGTGCAGCGCGGCGAAGTGCGAACCGTCCGCCCTTGCGCTTGAGGTCGTATTCGAGGCCGTCCAGCTTGCCGAGGAGCTCCGGCAGGCCGTTGAACTTATAGTTCACGCCATCAGCTGCCATCGTTAACGCCTTCGCTGTAGGGCAGGGTCAGGTGCTCACGGCCACTTCGATCGTCTGGTAGGACGCCTTCGATGTTGAAGACCTGGCCTTTGTGAACAATCCGCATGGTTGCGTCGATGCCAGGGCGGTACCGGATTTGGAATTCACCGGTGACCTCAGATTGACCAGCCTGGGACTGCTTGAACTCCCGGGCGCTGGAAGGCCGCTTGGCAGCCCATACAGTAGCCACGACCTGCCAGCCCGGAACCATCTCACCGGTTGCGGGATCCTGGGTCTGGCCAGGCTTTTCGATAGTGATCCTGTGACGAAGCTGGCCAGCTCTCATTTCACTCTACCCGGTCGTATTTCTTCAGGCGGTCGTACTCGCCCTGAGTCATCCACATTTTTTCAGTGGCTTCCTTGCAGATGCCACCTCGGCAATGGCGAGTTTTCAGAGTGGCCTCAACCATCCGAGCTTTCGTCCTGGCGGCAGGCTGTCCTTCCTTTTCTTCGGGCTCTGCAGTCTCGGATTGTGGCTCTGCTGCCGGTTGCGTCGTGGACTCTGGCTCACTCTGCTCACCGCCTGCCGCTTCTGACTGGGTTTCGGCCTCAGAGGTTTCGACCTTTTCAGGATCGACCGGCTGCTGGTCTGTCGCCTGGTCCTGCTTTGTCTTGCTGGGTTTGCGTGCCATGAGCTATTCCTCGCTACGCGAAATGAAAGTGGCGGTACGGCGAAATCAAAGCCTCGACCGCCATTGGCAATTCAGAGGTTATGGTCCCTACAACAACGCTCTCCCGGTTGACGTACCAGTGGCCGATCAGCAGAAGCATCGCGGTTGTGATGTCGTCATCCAGCACCAGGGCGTCTTCGTCGGCGGTGGTGACTTCTCCGGTGTCCGGATCGGTTTCGGTCGGTATTTCTGCCGCCGTGGCATAAAGCGTGCGGCCGGTGTAGTTCTCGACAAGGCGCTGGGCCGCCGTTGAGTAGGTTTCGAGTAGTGTGTCGTCTTCGACAAAGTCCGGCTCGAGCCGGACGTGTTGCTTGATAATGTCCAGCTCGAGCATATCGGCTCCGTCAGTTCATGGGCCGCTCAAGGCGGCCCAGTGGATTAGGTGGCAGCGCCCTGCAGTGCCTTGATGGCGGCCGCGTCCTGCAGCACACAATCAAATCGGTGGAAGGCGAGGAAGCCGGTCTGGTCGAAGTCAGCGTAACGCTCTACCAGGCGCTTCAGCACCATGTAACGAACCCGGCGAATGATGAACTGGGCAAAGTCGCCGGCGTACATGAACTTAGCGTTCACGCCGATATCGGCAATGCCTTGGTCCACAAAGTAAGGCACGTTGAGGATTGTGGCCGGTGCCGCACCCGATACCGCTGGGAGCCACAGAGGCCGGCCCTGCAAGTCTTCCATCTCCGTCATCAGCTTCAGCGTGTTGTCGTTAAGACCGATGCGGAAATTCGCAGCGCGGCGGTAAGCCGGGTCGATGCTATGGATCAGACTGTTGACTTCCTGCCAGGTGAATTCGGCAGAGCTGGCCGCGGTTGTGGTTCCGGTAACGGATGCCTGCAGGCCAGTTGGCTGTTCGGGAGTGCCAGCACCGGTACCTTGCACCAGGAACTTGGCCTCACCGCGCCCGAGGCGGGAACCGATACGGCTTGCCAGGAAGCCCTGAATGTCGATGCCCGAATCGTTCAGCAGCTCGTTGGAAACGCGGATCACCTTGGAGCTGAGCTTCTTGGCGCCAAGGTTTTTGATACCGAACACCACGTCACCCTCAGATGCCTGAGAGTTCTCGCCGATCAGCTCGCCTTCTTCAGCGGTACCGTCAGAGGTGGGCCACTCCAGCGTATGACCGCTGTCAGTGGTGAGGATCTGGGCTACGCTGGCCAGACCGCCGTAGTCCTTCATCGCTTCGTGGATGCGATTCAGCATCTCGGTTGGTACCGTGTAGCCGCCAGCAGTGTCTGGGTCGGTGGCTTGAGCACGCATCTCGCGCAAGATCTGGCGCTGCTCCGCGGACATTTCGGACATCCCCTGACGAAGGAACCCGTCAAACGCTTGGGCGCGCTGCTCGTCAACGGACTGTCCGCCGCGCTCTTCGTTGTCCAGGTTGTCGCGGTGCTCTTCTTCGTTATCTTCGACGAAGCGCTGATCAGCATCCCGCAGTGCTTCTTCGCGCTTGATCTGCTCGTCGAAACCGTCGAGCTTCTGTTTCCAGTCGTTCCACTGGCTGCGCTGTTCGTCAGTCCAGGTGTTGTCGCCAATCTTGTCATGCAGGTTGCGCATGTTCCGGGCGAGCTCGTTGTACGCTTGCTTCAATTCATGGAGTTTCATAGTGCTGTGCCCTCCGGGGCGATGTTTTGGTTTCAGGCGTGGATGAGTTCAAGGAAGCGCTCGCGGGCGCGGCGCTGATTGATGGCACGCTGGGCGAGACCCTTGATCTCTTCACAGCGAGCCTCGAGGGAGCGCTTTGCAGCGCCCGCATCCGGGTAGGCCGGGTAGGTCACCGGCGAAACGTCGAGCAATCGGCTGAAACGGTGGATGGTCCGCACGATCAGGCCGTCTTCGTCTTCCATCCACTCGTCACTGTCAGGCGCAACCCGGAACGCAAAGCTCGATCCGGTGATGTCACCCCGGGTCAGCGGAGCCAACACCAGGTCCCGAACGGACTGGGTGTCCGGCGGATTGATGTCGTAACGAAGGCCCTCGGCGTCAACCGAAAGCTCCAGCGTCCCGCTGCGAGTTCGCCCCAGAACAAAGTTGGGATCGTGGTTGAACAGTGCTCGAACATCGTCATTGAGCACGTCATCGAAGGCGCCCGGGGCGATCTCCTCTTTGAACATGCCCAGGATCATTTCACTGCGCTTATTGAAGACGGCACCATGCCCGACGATGCGGGCCGGCTGTCCTTCCTCGGTTTCTTCGGCACGCACCTCACACAGAAGGGCGCGCTTCTCGACTTCGCTCATGAGGTGGATTCCTCGTCATCGTTGGGGGTGTCGGATTGATTCAGGGCGCTCAGGGGCTGGGCGTTCACACTGACCAGCATCTGGTCCAGACCATCCCGGGGATTCATATCCTCGAGCACTCGGGCTTCGTTGCGGTCCATCCAGCCGTCGTTGATCGCAGCGTGGTAGAACTCGGCTCGCTCTTTCGCGGTACCCCGCAGCAGACCGGCAAGGTTGAACTTGCAGTAATAGCCAGCAGCACGCTCGGCTCGGGTGAATACCCGGCGGTTGATCTCCTGCTCCCAGTTCACAACCCAGGGCATCATGGTGTGCCGGACAAACTGGATGGCCTGCTCGCTGATGTTGGAAAACGTGGCCTTGTCCAGGTCGTTAATCATGTGCGCCGGCACGTTAAAGATGCCGGCAACCTCAGAGCGGTTCAGCTTCCGGGTTTCCAGGAACTGTGCATCTTCTGGCGGAATCGTGATCGACTTGTAGTCGAGATCCGCCGGCAGCATCAGCGTCTTGTTTTCGCTGGCCTTCAGTTTCGAGACCGCGTTGTTCCAGGCGGTTTTGAGGCGCTCCCAGCTGTCCTTCTGAAGCGAGTTTTTCACGGTGACCAGGCCGGTAGGGCGACCACCACCGGTAAAGAAATCCTTGCCATAGCGCTGCGCCGCCAGCCCCAGGCCAATGGTTTCGGCGTGTTGCCGGATAAGGCTTTTACCGGTCCGGCCGTCGGATCCCAGGGCCCGGACGTGGATCATGTCCTCTAGGGCGATCGCACGACTGCCCTCGTCTTCGCTGTTGTTGGCATACAGCCACCGGTTTCCATTCTTGACCAGCTGGGTCTCCCAGGGCCGTCGGGTGACGAGTTCGCGCAGCTCTCCGCTTGGACTGCGCACGGTCTGGGTGTAGCCGTTGCCCCAGCCGAGGACGTGGCCCTGCTTCGTCTCCCGCCACTTGTAGCTGGTCTGCCACTCGTTGGGCTCATCGTGAAGCAGCCAATAAGCCGGGTGATCCTTGGCCGCCTCGATGTTGTCGCCCTTTTTCCGCATGACGTGAAGCGGCAGCTGGCCAATGGACGACGACAACACGTAGATACAGGAGTAGACCGCCGAGAGAGTCAGGGCGGACTGGTTATCAACCTGGATGCCTATATTGGTGTCGAAGTACTCCGCCAGGTTCTGGCCGGTCAGAGGTGTACTCGGATCCTCCAGTGAGCGGGAATCCGGGGCGAACAGGGACTCAAGCATTATTTCTTACCTCCGCCAGCGTTGCGCTTGGAGGCGCGGGCCGCTGCCAGAGCCATGACGAGCATCAGTCCGCCAGCAGCGATAAGGGCATCAGCCAGGCCGAATCTGAGATACAGGCCATAGGTCATCGCCCCGAAACCGGCAAGGCCCAGGGTGTCGATCAGATAAGTGCGCATTTACATCACCAGGATGTCGTCGTCAGAAAGGGTATCCAGTACGCTTTCGCCTACTTGGGCGTTCGCCAGTGCGCGGCCTATGGCCATAATGAGAGCCACCGCGCCATCGATCTTGTTGTGATCGCCCTGCTTGATCGGGCGGACCACGTCGTCATTGCCAGGCAGGTACTTGCCAACCACGTTACCGACACACCAGGTCATGATCGGATTGCCGTCATGGTGGAATCGGCCGGAAACGATCGCGGCCTCCAGCTCCTTCATCCCGTCCGACATGTTGGTGTAGTTCTGAACCATGGTGATCGGGTTCAGCCCCTCGTCGTCCAGCTGGTGCGATAGGTTCGCGGCGCCATGCGGGTCAATGGGTGACTCCTGCGCCGGCGTTTCCAGGTTGGCTTCCTTGGCACATTCCAGGATTTCCCGGTAGTCCACTTCGCTGCCGTCTGTGGCGTCCAGGTGCTTGGACTCAATCCAGCCCTGGTACCGTTCGCCGAGCCGGCGGTCCTCATTGTCGAATGCGGTGTCTTCCGGTACCCAGAACTTCGGCCCGACGCAGTAATAGTGAGTCTTGCCATCTACCTGGCGGCTGAACAGCCGGGCCATGCTGTTCATGTCTAGCTTGCGGGCCAGGTCGAATGCCAGAAAGCAGTCTTCACCGCGGAACTGGTCGATGGTCAGCGACGGGTCTTCGCACTTTTTCCAGTCCTCCATGTTGAAGTACCCCTCTTTCGAGGAGACCCAGACATTGAGGTGCTTGGTCTTGTACTTGTTGGCCAACCTGGCCCGGGCAACCGCCTTGTCCCTCTGGCTTTTGAGGTAGTCGAGCTTTACCGAAACGCCGGCGTTCGGGTTGGCCTTGAGAATGGCCTCGTCGGTTGTCCAGTCGTCGCCTGGATCGATCGTGTAGATGATGGCAAAGAGCTCGTCATCCTGGCTGGTGCCTTCCAGCATCTCGATCGCGCGTTCGCGCATCTCATAGCAGGGCCCGGCGACATCGAAACCGGCGGTGGTTATTACCCACATCAAAGGCTGCGATCGGGCGCCCATCCCGGTGATCATCGTGTCGTAGAGCCGGGAATCCGGATGTTCGTGGTACTCATCCACGATCGACATCGAGGGGCTGGAGCCGTCGCCCGGGTCTCCGATCACCGGCTCGAAAACGCTGCCATCGCCCCGTTCCAGCTTCTTTGCCCAGGGCACGATGCCAAACCGGTTTCGCAGGTTTGGTAGTTTCCGCGCCATCTTCAGGGCAGGGCGGAACACCTCCCAGGCCTGCTTTTCGCTGGTGGCACCGCAATAGACCTCAGCGCCGTATTCGTTATCTGCGCAGAAGGCGTACAGCCCGGCGCCGGCGACTTTGATCGACTTGCCGTTTTTTCGAGGGACCTCTTCGTAGACCTCTCGGAACCTGCGGAGCTTATCCTTCTTCCGGATCCATCCGAACACCATCGAGAAGCTGAACAACTGCCAGGGCTCAAGAACGATCCTCTGGTTGCCTCTAGCCCATTCCCCTTTGGTGTGGGGTAGAAGCTGGACAAACCGGCAGGCTCTTTCCGCCAGGTCCCGGTCGAACCGATACGGATAGCTCTTTGCTTTCGCTGCCTTCAGGTCATTCAGGTGTCGGGCACAAGCTGCCTTCACGTAGCTGCAGGCGACGATCCGGCCACCTACCACATCGCGGGCGTACTTCTGCGCCGCGTTCACATTGGGGTAGGCGCTCATAGGTTAGAACTCGTCGAATTCGTTGCCCTCGTTTTTGCCGTCGTCATTTGCTCCGCCACCGCCGAGCATTCTCATTCGGGTGAGCGGATCCAGCCCGAGCAGTGAGCCGAGCCTCGAAAGCTGCTGTACTGACTTGTCTCGGACATTCACAACCGGATGCATCTTCTCGCTGCCATCAGCGGTCGGGAGCGTTAATCCCTCGTTGGCAATCCGGATCTCGGCATCGAGCATCAGCTGCCAGGCGTTGCAGTAGGCTTGAAGCAGTGGGGCGTCTTCGACTTCGAAGGTGCCGCGATCAATCAGAACCTTCGATTGTTGTTTCCAGATTCTCCGGGCCGCGTCGCCCATCAATTCTTCTGGAGGATTGATCCGGGTGATCGAGCTTTTCTGAGTCCCAACCGACTTCCGTTTTCGGCCTCCGCCGGAGGCGCGAACTGGAGCGTTGTTGTTCAACCAGGACCTCCGGAAAAAGTTTCGTTATTTCTCACGCATAAAAAAACGATTTAGGGCGCGGTGTCCGCTGGACAGGGCTGGAGAGATTTACCCACCCCCGGGTCGTGAGTCGCCTCGCGCTCGCGCCCTCAAGGCCTCCCGCTGGGTCTTGGCCTGATGACAGGGGTGGCAGGTGGCCTCAAGGTTGCTGGCAACCGTGGCGCCTCCCTCAGCCTCTGGGACGATGTGGTCAACCTCAGTCGCTGGTGTCGCTTTCTGATCTCTCTTGCATGGCTGACAGAGGTATCGATCACGCTCAAGCACTTGGTCTCGCAGCCGGCGCCATGGCCTGCCTCCTCTGCCTCTGCCTGCTCTGCCTCGAGTCCAGCTCTTCGCCTGGTCAGCGTGAGCCTCGCAGTAGCCGTGCTTCTCCCTGGTAGTCATCCGGCACAGCTTGTCCCGGCAGGGCTTGGCGGTACGCTGTGGCATCAGTCCAGTGTGCTGCCATCGAGGTAAGTGGTCGGCTCCCTATCCTCGTCATCCATGCCCTCGGCCTCAGCCATTGCCTGAACCAGTGCGGCATTGCTGTTGGCCAGGCGATTGATCGCATCAGTCTGCTGGCGGATAGCCTCAATGAGCTCGGCGAGCTGCTGTTCGTTCACTGATATGCCTCATTGACTGCATCAACCAGGCCGCGCTGTCTGGTGGCGCAGTTGTGGTAGATACTGGCGGTCTCTGTGATAACGGTGGCTGCAGTATCGGCCTGTCCGTCTCTCAGCTCAGGGAGTTGGTCCGGACACTTCACCATCAGATTGGCCGGTATCTCCACGCTGGGCATCGTTAAGCAGCCGGACAAGCTCAGGCTCAAAGCACACGCGCTTATAAATCGGCTTCTGAATCTCACGGATAACTCCACGGTCGATGATGCGCTCGTTGGCCCTGAGCTCATTCAGGCGGTCTTCCACCTTTGTGGAGATGCCCCCAATGTCCTCACGGATCTTAGCGGCCAGCGCCTGTTGTGCTTCCATGGCTGCGAGGTCTTTACTGTCCTCGAACCAGCCTCTGGCCATCCAGCCGGTATATCCGATCGCCACGATTGCAGCCGCTATCCCGGCCAGCTTTGCTTTTGGTCCGAAAGGAATCATTGCTTAACCTTGCCTGCCCAGGCCTCAGCGATGTTGTTGCCGAAGTAGCTAACGATGAGTGTGGCGCTGATGCCGTAGGACCAGCCGATCACCACCCCCATGGCCTCAAGAACTTTCGCATCGTAAATGCCCAGCAGGACCCAGCCTGGCGTTTGCAAGATCGCCCACCACTTGCCGGTGTAGTACCCGCGCCGGCGGTGCTTCCACCAGCGATTCGGATCTGGGTGGGTTTCAGTTGCGTCCATACTGGCTTTCAAGGAGGCGGTCGAGCTTTTCGTTCATCCGCCTGATATCGACCCTGAGCTCGTCATAAGTCTTCTGAGTGCGCTCCTGGTCATTTATTCTGGCTTGCTGCAGCGTTTGAACAGAGCTTTCAACTAGCGAAAGCCGCTCATCCTGCTTGGATTGATCCCTGGCAATGGAAACCGCCAGCAACACCACAGTGACCAGCACTGCGATAGGGATGCCTTTGTCGATGTGCCAGCCTCTGCGGTCCATTTCACTCATCGCTTTGGCTGATACTCAACGTGGATGTGATCGGGCTCGAGTACTACATCAAAATCAGCGCCGAGGCACTCACCAATGTCGTTCGCAACAGACTCGGCAACAGAGTCGTTTTCGAAGATTCGCGTCCTTAGGTCGACTGCATTTCCACAGTAGTGAAGGCTTGTTGAGCTATGGGTCCCGTCTAGAAGAGAGGTAATCACACAGTCATAGCCATAGCTTGCATAGACTGACTGAGCGACACAGACCGCCAGCAGAATTTCCGTGCTCAAGCCTTGAGCAACGACACCGGCTTTAAGTTTGAGCATGGCGAGTCCTCATAAAAAAGCCCGCTCAGTGGCGGGCAGATCTGGAGTTGAAGTAATCGGGCACAAAAAAACCGCCAGCTCCGAGGGGAGGGCGGTTTCGTTTGAGGTCAGTTTGACCAGCTACCAAATAGTGTATCTGCTGGACCCCTGAAGTCAACATCTAGTGTCATGCAGCTGCAGATTCCTGATAACCGAGCAGGTACTCGAGCTGGCCATAGCCTTTTGTGACCCTGCGCTGGAATACCTTCACGGAGCAACCGAGCAGCTGGGCACAAGCGTAGTCGTTCCAATGGATCTCATAGCGCTTTTCGGTAAATGGATCTATGGCCACCTTGGTCCGGCCTCGATAGAAGCGATCGACACAAAGGGCATCTACCTGCTTTGGTGCCCTGCTGGCCATGCGGCTTAACCGATCGTAGGCCCGGGCGAACTCTTCGGGCATTTGGCGAAGCCGGATTTTCTCCAGTTTGTCCGCCAGCATGCAGAAGCCATTGAATCCTGAGCCGGATGGTGGTTTGCCTTCAAACTCTGCCCACATGCCCATAATGCTGCGGCCCTCGTGCGCCAACTGGTCAATTGTGTCCAGGCCCTGCAGGTAGGCAATGAATCGGTCTACTTCCCGCTGGGCTGCTTGCCGGGCCCGCTGCTGGTCGTGCGTCTTGCGGTTTTGCTCTGCCATCACTCAACTCTCCGAATCACGCCGTCTTCCGTATTTTCACCCAAGCCTTCATCCTGATGCGGAAAATCACGACGAACATCGGACGTGTCCGGCAGCACGGCCCAGGCTGTGTAGAAGTCTTTCCCGTACGAGCTACCCGCGAACTGCCTAAACTCTATGAACTCCGAGCCCTCAAAATCTGCTATAGCGACGTGATAGCCGTCGCAGGGATTAAAAAGGAGGAAATCTCTATCTTCGTAGGCCTTCCCCGGATCCTGGTTGTTGCTGTGAAAGGTCAATCCAAATGCCGATGTGATTGTCTTCATGTCGCCAGCTCCATCAGAAGAAAGGCTAGTTGAGGGGCGCCGATTGCAACGAAAAGCCCGCTGTAGCCATAGCTTTGATTGGCAGCAGCGTGGCCGGAGAAAAAAGCGCACACCAAAACGATCATTATTTGAATCAGCGATATAGTCACGCCGCCCCCTTGATGCTGAAGATTGCCAGTTCGAACAGAACCCGCCAGGTGCGGATCTGGGCACGGCGGAAGTACCAGTCTTTGTGTTCCAGCTCCATGGGTGGCCACTTCATTCGGCCATCGATAACGCTATGGCATGAATCACAGGCAAAGCAGGCGGAGAGGTCGTCACTCTTTCGGGCGATGCCGTGGCTCTCGTCCGGGAGGTGAGCCAGAACGGTTGTCGACCAGTCCCCGTTGCATACGCCAACGATCTGCAGGGTGCAGGGCTGATTCCGGGCTGCGTCCCTGATCTTCTTGGAGTGTATCGGTGTCGTCTTCTGCAGCATGTCAGTCCCCGTGGTATCTGGATCCGCCAGCGCCGTAGCCCCGGCCGTTGCTCTCTGCCCTCATGGCCGCCATCTGCCTCCTGACTTCCACCAGCTCCTGGTTGCGTTCCGTCAGTCGGATTCTGAGCTGAATCACCAGGTCTTCCTTCGTGAGGCTTTCACCGGTTTCCTTGCAGACAACACCCGATGCCTCGCAGCGATCGCAGGGCATCTGGTAGAACATCGGCTTTACGAAGCCACCACCATGGCATTTTGGGCAGGGCTTCAGCGGGCGCTTCTCCTGGTTGAACGCCGGGCCGGATCGCTTCTTCATGCAGCCCTCCGCTTCTTCCTCTGGATGCGCGGATCCTCCCAGCCGGCCAGATCCAACTCGATGTCGATCGCCTCAGGGCTTACCTGGTAATGCCGGGACAGGTAGGACTTGCTCAGTTTCGGCAGCTGCTGATCAATACGGGACTTCTCTGCAGCGCACTGTCGGATCAACGCCTGGTCTTCGTCATCGAGGACGGCGACCGGCATATGCTCCCTCACTTTCTTGATGGTCGAGACATGGCAGGCAAATTTCGCCGCCAGCAGCTTGTCGGAGAGCTCCTCGGACTGGGCTCGAAGATCGGCGCCGTGCATGTAGTCTTTTGCCGCCTGGCGAGCTCTCATCTTGGAAAGGTGGTTGGTTCTCAATGCAAATCTCCAATGCGCTTGGTTTTATCGTCTACCGCCAGCCCAAGGAACTCCTCCGTTTTTTCATGGTGGATGCGGACCACGCCTTGCTCACCCCCACCCTGGTACACCAGCCGGGCCTTTTCCTTGTCGCCTATCAGTGCCGGCTGGTCCGTCGAACGACCACGCTTGAAGCCAGATTGCAGGCTGTTCTCGTGCTCGCTGGAGCCGATGAGCTTTCGAGGGAAGCTGTCGGGTGGTGTAGTGGTGAAACCTTGGTAAAGCTTTAGGAAGTTGTTACGGAGGAACGGATATTCCTTGTTATCGGTCAGGGCAACGGTCTGCCAGCCGCCAAGCCTCTCGATCGCTGCGTGGATTTTCGGGTCATCGAAAACCACAGAGCGGTAGTTGCCCACGCAACGGATAGCGAAATCGACCTTGGCCCAAGCCTCCCCGCTGGCGGACTGGCTGCTGCCCTGCAGCAACCGGACGATATCGGCAGGCTTGGGCGGGTACTGGCCCGTATCTGGGTTGGTGATGTGCCGAGATAGGGCGTGCTCAATGTCAGCCAACGAGAAGGCGATGAGCGACTGGAATACCATGTAAACCACCCTGGGCTCGGGGCTCTTGCCATAGATCTCATGGGCCTGTGCCCACATATCGCCAAAGGCCTCCAGGTCATTGGTGTTCATAGGTCACTCCTTGCTGGCTGTTCGAGCGCTGCTCGTGTATGCGGCGGAGCTCGGCGGCTCGATCGATACCTGCCTGTTGTGGGGCTTTCCGGCGCTCTGACCTCCGCTGCATGGCAACCTGAGGCCACTTGTCGCGAAGCTTTTCGGGGGATTGGACGTGTGAAGCCCAGAATTTCTCGTGACGGATAGCCCAGTCCCACAGAATCCGGATGTGGCGGTGCTCCCGGCCATCCTGCTCTCGCATCAGCCGGATCGTGTTGGCCCAGCGGGAGAATTTCGGTTCTCGTGGCTTGTCCTCTCCCAGCTGATCGGCCAGTGCGTCCCACATCCACACCGCAAGGTCGAGATCTTCCTGTGTTCCCCAGAACCGGCCATTCTCGATGGCGGCATCCGGCCTTGACGGCTGGTTCTGGTCGGTGGGTTGCTCTGGCTGGTCCTGGCCAAGGTGGTTGTCCGGCCGGTCAGGCCCGGACGTCTTTCCTGCCGTAGTCTCTGAGGTAGTCTCTGAAGTAATCTCTGTAATAGATTGGCGGTTTCCGCCCTCACAGTCTGGCGGGTTTGTGCATTCTTGAATGGCGCTTTCCGCCATACTGGTTGCACCATCTGCACATTCTTGATTGGCGGATTCCGCCATTCTGGAGGACAGCGCTTTCAGGGCGGTTTCCAGAGCGTCAACGTTCACCCGGAAGTAAAGCTTCGCCGGGACGCCTTTCCGGATCTCTTCCAGGAAGCCGGCCTTTTCCAGGCGCTTGCGTGCGGTCTCCTGCTCCCGGCGAGTCATGCCGGTTTCCGCCTCCCAGTCGGACTGAGACTTATAGAACCAGCCGTCCTTGTTGGAGGTCCGGCCATGCCAGTAGATGCACTGGGAGAGCATCAAGGCACCTGTGATGCCGACGCCCAGGTCAACAAACGCTCTCTGGAAGGCGATCGGCCTGTCGAATAGTTCAATACCACTCACGCCACGTTCTCCTGGTCATCGAACAGGACGTGGCTGTAATGGCCATCCCAGTCCTTACGCATTTCAAGCCGGCCCTGCTCATATTGGGCATAGAGCCACTTGGCGCCCTTCTGCGTTAGCACAACCTTCTCGCAGGGCCGATCGTCTCTGTTCAGATAGCGCCGCTCGGTGAAAAGCTTGTCCCGGTAGGCGGCCGCACTACGGTAACCGTGCGGAGTCCGAAGCAGGTGCTTTCGCTCCACCAGGACAGGCTGCACTCGGTTCAGGTTGACGCCATTGAGCATCCGGCAGAATTCCACAGGTGTAAGGCCGGCCTTGAGGTTTTCGGCCAGGTCGTTGCAAACAGCGTTGAGGCGGTTGGTTTCGCCCTTGTAGTGGTCAACCTGGGAACTGAGGTCCTCGAGGGCGATCCGGGCTTCTTTGGTCAGGTTTCGCGCCCACGAGGGTAGGGCTGCTTGTTCTTCCAGGTACTGCCAGCGATCAACCAGCCGCGCGGTGAACTCAGGTGAAAGCTGTGCAACGACCACGTAGCTATCACGCTTATTGACTTGATACGACTTCACCGTCTGGCCCAAGTGGTTTTTAACTTCCTCCGTTGGGGGAAGTTTAATAATTCCTCGCCCAGCTAACCGTTCAATGGAACGCTTCACATGATCGTGCCGGGACTCCAAGATCTGCGCGATTTCAGCGCTGGTCATGGTGAGCGCTTGGGTATTCCCTTGAAGAGTCAGATCCGTCATAATCTTTACCTCGTTAGTTGATAACCCGGCGAGGTGTTTCCGCACCGTTTGAGCCGGGTTTTCTTTTTCTAGGCCTCTGGCCCTTTCCCCGTAATCACCACCCGAATCTCTCCATCCGGCCTGACGATCTCGTCGCGCTTCAGGAATGGATGTGTCCGGAAGTGGCAGTCATCGATCTTCAGTGCGTCCGCCAGCCCATCACGGCCTGACTTGAACGCGGCAATAATGTTGTCGTCGTCCCGGGCCCGCCGGTTAGGCGGGTGGAAGTCCAGGAACACATGAATTTCGCCGCCAGCTTCGACCAGCTCCCTCAGCGGAGTCAGATCCCACTTGCCGGCCTGGATGGTCTCCAGCGAAATCATCTTGCAGGTGTACCGATAGACTTCTGCAGCCCTGGCCTTCTTTGCCCAATGCCCTCGTGAGTTCGGGCTTAGGGCCTTGTGCGGCCAGGGAAGTTTGATTTCGAGTTTCTCTGGCATTGCCTGCTCCGACTGCGTAATTCAAAAACTGTCTTAACGTGACATGTCACGTTTTCTCGTAGTGACTCCGGACACTCCGCCAGCCTGGCCTTTCTCTCTTCCCGATCGGCGCCGGCGGCAACGTAGGCGTTCCATTCACCAAGTGATTGCATGGTCCACCTCAAAGCGTTGTCTGGTAGCAGGCGAGGGAGTCGAACCCTCCGATATCCGGGTTATGAGCCCAGCGAGACACCGTTTCTCCATGCCTGCATAGCTGGCGGGTTATCCGGTACC